ACAAAGATAAGTTCTTTATCTCACATACGCAACTCAATGACACAAAAAGTCTAGAACGAACCACCAGTAATTGGATTTCTCATAACAATCTTAAGAACCTTGGTAGGATCTTTTACCCAGATAGCTGGCATTGTTTGAGTCATCATTACACGGTAACCATTGAACTGACCTGAAGATTGGAACCCTTGAGTTCTTCCCATGTAGTCCATAGTACCGTTTTGGTACCACCATTTTAACTGATTATCCCAAGATAATTTTAACATATAAATGTTATCATTACCAGTATCAGTGATATCAAAAATAATAAAGCTATAAGAACTTAAAGGATTACCATCAATGATTGGATTCTCAATGTCATTAGTGTGTAAGTTATCAAATGCAGGGTTAAGTACAAACTTCACATTAGCTAAGAATGGAATAACATAACTTGTGAATGAGAATCCAAAGTTAAGATCCATACCTTGACCTGTGATAGCTCCGATACCACCACCACCATTTGAACCAGCACCAGCATTGATGATTAAACCAGAGTTAACAGCTTCACGCTTGATAGCTTCATTAACTAGGCGCATACCACCCATACCAGTCTGTACAATAAGCTGACGCTTAGGATCTGGACCTTGGAATTCTACACGGCCTGCATAGAAGTTATATAATTCAGCACGGAACAATTCTAAGCTAAAGCTTGCCTTGTTGTATACACGCTTGTAAGAGTTATCTAATTGCTTCCATAAACCTACAGATAAACGCATATCATCTGGACCATCTTGCTTAATACGTCCACCATGACCCCACATTAAGTAAGTCTCGATGTCAGTAGCAATCTTAGTTAAGTGAGCTGCTTCCATAGAAGTTAAGAAAGTACGGGTTAAAGTACCATTACCGATAGCACGCTTCAAGTAATCTTTACCCATTTTATCTGCAACATCAGAGATTTTAGAGATAGATGGATCCATACTCTTATCAAAGTTTCTCCAGATTTCGGTTACAGGAACTGTACCATCAGCATTCATACCACCTTTTAACATCAAGTCTGCACGAGATGAAATAGAGTAGTGTACATGTGCTTCTGCTCCACCTACGAAGTTATAGAACTCACGGAAGCCTGAGCGGGTTTGGATATCTGAGAATCTCTCACCATACTCACCACGGGCAGAACCTTTGCGGAATAACTTTGTTTGAGCAACTAAATACTTGTTCTCTAAGAACTTGTAGTTGTCATTGTTCACCAACTGTACAGTATAGATGAAGCCATCTCCCATTGGAAGGATGTCATCAGCTGTAACATACAATTCAGCGCCATTGTATTTGTCATAAGTGAAGATATCACCATGACCAAACTCGCGCTTGTTGATTTTTACTTTGAATGTTGTACCATCCACACCTTTTGTAAGGTTAGCTGGTTCAATATCTTCCACAATATAAGGAAGATCTTGGGAAACCGGAGTTTGCCATTTGTATTCACCGCGAGCATTGTCTACCATGATGATGTTTTTACCACCAAATGAAGATAGTTGATAAAGAGGCATTTCAACTTTTTGAGCCATAGCCCAAATGTCTACTGGACCTAAGTCCATTGGTTCTGCATCTTTTAACATGTTCACTAAGTGGTATGAATCAATGTGAGAACTAGCAGCGTAGTTCGTGTCACGCAGGAATATACCATTGTTTAATACTGGAGTTGCCATTTTTGTTTTTTGTTTTTGAGTTTATATTTTTGTTAATTGTTATCTTTTAAAGAATCCACCAGAAGGTCTTTGAACTCCTGATCCGGCTTTTCTTCTGCTTGCATTATCATCATCTTCTTGACCTTGGCCAGAAGTGATTTTATTGCTTTGTTCTGTTTTAAGCTGCCTAACTGTTTTTTCAACTTGCTCTTTACTACCTGAAGCTTTAATCTTTGACTTATATCCTTCTGGATCAGAAAGTAACCAAAGAGCTTCAGTAATCAATGTGTGGTTAGGCTCTACATATTGATACTTCTCTAGTAAGTGCCCCAACAAGTTAGTAGGGCGTCCTGAGATAGAAGGATAGTTAGCTTGGGTTAAACCGGCAAATAGCATGTTCTGCATTTTCTTATCTAGTTTAACACCATTCAATTCTCCTGGCTCAAGTACTTTATAAATACTATCTGTATAGATAGCTGCTTGTTTTTCTTGTTGCTTGCGCTTTTGTTCTTGTTGCTGTAATTGTCTTGCAACAATCTGCTCTTGCATAGCATCTAATTTTGGTTTGAACTTATTAGCTTTAGCTTCTAATTCATCCCTATCTTTCCAAGCATCAATCTCTTCTTCAATTTCGTCTGCTGTACCAAAGTTTGTAGCATGTAAGTAACTTCTTACAATCTGCTCTTGACTACTTTCATCAGAAGTGTCTAGTTGACGGATTTCTTCTACTGCAGCTAAAGATTTGAATAAGCTCTTAAGATCATTTCCGCCATTTGCTACATAGTGAGCAGCTACTTGAAGTTCTTCAGGAAGATTCTCATAGAAGTCAGTAGAAACTTGTTGTTGGTACTTCTTAGCTTTTTCCTGTTCATTAACATCAAAAAGCTCTTCCCAATCTTTAAGGGTATATTTACTTACATCTTCTTCTCCTTCAAAAGGAGTAAGAATTCCTTTCTCAATAAGCTTAGCACCTAATTCAGCTAAGCCGCCTTGTCTTCCTTTCTTAACAGATTCTTCATTTTTTGAATCATCTCCTGGAATGTTAAGAAGATTTTCGATCTCTTCTTTTTCTTGAGTTGCTGTAGTCGTTTTAGCAGCATCTGCTTTTCCTTCCTCTGTGGAGTCAGTTTTTTCATCATCAGTCTTTTCAAGGAGCTTATCAATATCAACCTCGGATGCTCTAGTGAACACACTAGGTTTGTTTTCTTTGCTTGTGGGTACCATGATGTTTTCTGCACCAGGTGTCCCTAACAGTTCATCCAGGTTAATATCCTGAGTTTGAACGGTTGTGGTATCTTTGTTATCTGCCATTTATGTTGGTTTTTGTTGGTTTAGTATTATTGGCTACTTATAATATACACAAAAATATAGAAATAAACTTTATAAATTTGAAATAATACAAGAGCTTATATAAAATATTTTGCAATATATAGCTATAGGGTTATTTCTTCTTATTGTTATCTTTCTTTTTAGTATCAAATTTATTTTTATTTTCCCTTGCAATTTCAAGATCTGTTTGCTTCATTCTTAATTGAGTCTGCATTTTTTCTCTTTCTATTTGGTTCTTCTCTCTATCATTAGCCATCCGGTTAGTCTCCTTGTTATTCTGAAGATTCATTGATTCCTGGAATTCCTCAGACTTCTTGATTTGACTCATAGCATCCAGATAATCAGACTGCATATTCTGGTTAATATCTTGCATAGCACCGTAACCAGCTGATTTAATCTCTGCAATAAGAATATCTTTTCTGCGATCTTTCTCAGCTTCTTGCATATCATGATCAAGTTGCATTTGCTTCTCTTGAAGCCTTGTTTGCATTTCTTGTTCTTGCATTTGTTGCTGATGTTGCATTTCTTCTTGTCTTTGAGCATTAGCTTTTCTATCAATACCTTTAAGACTGTTGGTAAGTTCACCAAGAGATTCTGCTTGCATAATAGATCCTAGATCATAAATACTAGCGCCGGCAGTGTTGTTAGTAAAGGCCAATTGCTTCATTTGTTCTAGAATAGCGCGCTGATTTGCTTTAGTTGTAGCAAAGATGTTAAGATCGCGTAGAAGAAGATCTGTACCATTCATCTCAAAGTTTACTTTCTCATCTGTAGAGGTCATGTACTGAAGTCTAATAGACGGCTTCTTTGAATGATAATACTGAGCAAGATCAGTTCTCATCTGATGCACGCGAGGCATCAAATAGTCTGAGTGCTGTATAAAATAATTCTCGGTCTGGGCATAAGAACCGGTTACGGCCTGCTCTATACCCTTGGCAGTTTCGGTTTGACCTATCTGCTGACCGAGTCTCTGTGGGGTGATTCCTATCACCTCGAAACATTGTTGTTTGAAATAATTAGCCATTTGAATCCTTGACATCATCCTATTGGTTTGTTCAAGATTCATTACTTGGAAATGCTGCTGAGCTAGTGCATTCTCTGTGTTTGCAATTGTTGTATCTAAAGGAAGGATCTGGAAATTCTTCATAGCTACATAGGCTTTTGCATAGTTGTTCTTACCCCAGTCTTCACCTAAGGAGTGCTTAGGTAAGGCATTCTGGTCAAGCATAATCACGGTACCTAATTCATCAATAAGGATATCCGCGATCTGGTTATTAACAATGTTATAACCAATCTGATAAGGTTTCATTAAGTCTACCATAGAAGTAGATCTTGTATTCCTGTCACTGAATACTGAACCTTCTACCGGAAGCTTACATCCATAAAGGGTAGAATCTCCTTTGAACTGGAACTTAAGAGGACCAATTTTATTTTGATCAATACCTAAGTACATAGGATTTACCCCGCCCGGGTTATTCATACCCCAGAAGCTAGGATGGTTAGGGCCAATTTTTACTCCACCCCAAACCTGGTTGATCCAGATCCAGTCAACATGCTCACCAAAGATAAGAGTATCCTTAGTCTTGTTTTTAATTAAAGTTGTGTCATAGATAGGCTTATCTGTAACCTTGTACTCTTCACTTATAATATCAGTAGTAACTTCTCCGTTATCACTAATCTTAGTTAGATGTCCTACTTTTCTTTGAGACTTCCAGTAGCAGGTGGTAACACGGAGTAAGAAAGCCGCACCCATAGGTGCATAGTCTTCTCCTTCAGACATGATCCAATTAATAATATCTCCACCATTATAAACAAAATTCTCATACATAGAAGTGAACTGTCTATAGGCTAAAGACGGCATATTAGTGTTCCAATCATGAGACTTAGTAGCATCATAATAAGAACCATCATTTTGGTATCCCTGTAGAGGGTATCCAGCAGATCTAACCGGATAAATAGCTTCAATAGACTCCAATTGTTCCTGAGTCATGATATAACCATACTTATCAATAACATCTGCAATAGTCATCATCTCTACTCTACCAACCCAGTTACCTTGAGAGATATAGCGCGCATCAGCTGATTTATGGTAGAATGTAGTAACCGGATTCCAAAGCTCAACATCATAATCATCTTCCATCATTTTAAGATGCCAGAACTCACGGTCTGTGATAAGCATATCACGGAACCCGCGCTCTTCTAATTCATCCATCTTAAAGCGCTCCTCATCTATCTTAGTTTGATGTGCCGCCCACTGTTCAACAAGAGATCTATAACTTTTATCAAAGAAGTTTTGTATTTCAGGAAGAGTCTTAAGATTTTCAGGAGAAGTTTGTTCTTGCATCTGCTGTTGAATTTCAGGATCATTAGGATCCATACCCTGCTCAATGAACTTAGCCATAAGCTTTTGTTCAGCTTGTGAGAAAAGAACTTCTTCAATTTGACTTCTTTTTTGTTCTAACATCTCATTGTATGAGTATTCATCTGTAGCTTGCCAGGTAATTTTTGTATTCCTTTTGGCAAACTCAGCTGTCAAAACATTAATAACATTAGGGATAATAGGATAAAACTTTAACTCAAGTGCTGTAGGATCTTCTTTCATCAGAGTATCTACAAGATCTCGCATTTCATTGTCTTCTTCTACCATGTAGTCAGTACGGTCTATCACACCCTTAGCCAGTTTATAGTTCTTCATTAACCGGCGCGCATTTCTGCGGATCTGCTTAAGACCATTCCACTCTAACCAATCCATATTCCAGGCAGTCCATTCAGGATTCTTTTCTATTCTAGGTAGAAATTGTAAAGGTTGGGTTATTGAACCCATTCTGTTGTACTCTGCCTTTTTTCCAGACTTAAGCTGGAGTGCGTTTAATACTTCCATAGCATTATCTTATATTTTTAAATGGATTCCTTGGGGGTCTCTTACCCAAAGAACTTTGACCCATACCTATATGACGGAATGGGCTATTAGTAAATTTATACAAATTTTCTGACTTTTCCAAGTGTTTTTTATCTGTAGTATCAATTCTCTTTCTGATACCTCTGTTTGCTTCCTGAACTTTAGCAAAAGCTATGAGAGATCCAAGTGCTATTAATCTATCCACGTTGAGACCTTCTCTGTACTGCTGCATCTCAACCATGGCCATCTCATCCGGAATTCTTTCTATACCATAAACTACTTTAACTACCTTACCATCATCTGTGGTAATTTCTTCTACAACTTCTTTACAAAAGTCTACCAGGTATGGTAGGATGTGAACCTTGAACACAGTACCTGTATTTCTCCAACCATACTCTTCTATATGGGATAAGGTATTATCAAGATCTTTCCTGAAGGTGATTTGACTCTTAGGTACAAGATACTTCTGTTTTCTCTTCTTGATCATGTGGGTGATAAAGCCGGGCACGTTGCTTTCAACTACTGTCCATGCATTATACCACTCAATCATATTCTCTAATCTCTCATGGGTTTTGTTAATGTCATCAAAGCGCCCACACCAGGAAGCAACAATTTTATCTTGTTCAATATATGTTGTAACATCTTCTCCATCTACACGGGTAACTTCAATAGGGATCTTGTAAATGTAGATAGAGCATAAAGAATCAGATGTTACTGTTTTACCTTGAGATACAGGGTCAATTGCTGCATAATATGTGCCCCATTCTGCTTTAGAATCAGGTTTTTCATACACAACTATAACTCCACTTTTATCTTCTGAATTCTTCTCTACTGGGAACTTCATGATTGGGATCTTTCTACTCTTCTCAACTAGCCAAGTTCCATCAGATTTTCTTGAAAGATCTACATATTCAATCTTGTATTCTTTATCCTGTATCCTTCTTTTTTGGGCAGCAACTAAATGTGCCGGGAAAATAGAAACAGTTCTTGTTGCAAAAGCCTCTTCAATATTGCGGGGGTGCTGAGATACCTCTAACTGGTAATCCTCAGGACTCATATCTTTCTTGATCTTGGCAAAATATTCTTCTAACATTTGTAGAGCTTTCTCTACTTCAGAGTTTCCAAACTTGTCTACACAAGGAGGCATAGACCATTGTTCAGGGATAAACAATCCACTCTTACCTACTGTACCTCTGTCATCTAAAAGATCTGACTCTACATAGAATATATCATTAGCTTCAGGAGTCTGAATCATTTTTCTTAAAGGTTCACACTGATCTAGATCACCCACAGAACCTGCAGCAATAAAAGTACCGGTTGTAATCAAACCTGATTTCAAGGCTGGCTTCATATACAAATAAGTCTGCATCATGTCTGGAGCAATACCAGCCTCTTCATGAAAGAAGTAAGTACATGGTCCACCGACACCTGCAGTAGGATCTTGCTCAAAAGATGTACCTTTCATTACACCTTTCAGACCTTTAAGTGTAGGTCTGTTTGATCCGGGTATCTTTGTCTCAATCTGCTGTTGCCAGTCTAAAATCTTGCCTGGGTTCATAGGTCGGTACCAAGCTGTATTCTCATCTACAAAGTTTCGGTACTCATTTAAGAATCTCCAGGTATCCAGAACATAGGTCTTAAGACTTCCACCTATCTTTAGAATAGGAGTCTCTTCAAACCAGATCTGGTTAATAAGTTTTGCAGCATGAAAATATGAGGATGCTATCTGACGTTTCTTAAGAATAGCAGCATGCTTGTAAAATAGCTCAGCCAAGATTTCATACAATGCCAAGTGATATTGAGCATCGCGCACATCTGGGAAGGTGAACTTTCTCTGCTCCTTGTTGTTGATTGGTAAGAAGTTTAACCACATGTAATATTCACGGGTAAGATACCAAGTTTCTCCTTTATTCTTAAAGATAACACCTTTCCTACATCTGGTCTTCATTTCATCCCAATAGGTAATGTAATCTTTACTTCTTACAGGTGCAGGTGTGTAGAACCCTTGAGTATTCCACTTAGTCGCTTCTTCATTAAATATAAATGATGTTTCATCAAAGTTATACTTACCGGGTTCTTTAAATATAGAAAGAACAAAGTTCCGGAACTCTTCTCTAGAAGTAAAACTAGTAATAGTCCAAGTACCATTATCCCAAGTAGGTATATCTGTATAAAAGAAAGGATTCATTTACAATTTTCTACAAACTTATTTATTTTCTTAATATCCCCACCATGAGAAATTATAAGACTCTCTAGAGTTTTTTGAGCTTTGCTCTTTATTACATTTTTGTGCTCACCATTGAAATACTCAGTTGCATGGTCTCTTTTAAAAGCATTCCAGGATTCAGTGTAGGGATTGTAATGAAACAACCAATTGTGTAATTCATCCATATTATTATTTTTGATCATAAGCTAATTCTCCACCACCGCGGGTTCTTGATTGTTGTTCTTCTAGTAAATCTTTATATGCACCTTTGAATGAGCTGCGGATCCCTTCAAAGTTTTTTGCTGCACTAACTAGAGAGTTGATATTTCCATCCCGTCCATGGGATATAGGAGTTTTTTCCATATAAGTAGCTAATCGGTCTAGCATAGAACTAATACCTCTGAAAGCGCGTACTGTAGGAGTTTCATACATTAGAGTGCACTTATTTAACGCTGTTAAAATTAACTCTTCTTCTACACTAAACTCTGCACGGATATCCTGAAGTATAATCTGTTCTTTCTCATCTGCCGGCATATTAAAATAGGGATTAGCATCCGGATTAGGGCAGGTCATGTAGAACAAGTATGCATAGATACTCATATACTGATCTGGATGCACTTCTATAATATCCTTAAGGAATCCTAAGGTATAGCAATGTTCTGTAGGAACTATCTTGCCATTTTGTAGGTCAAACAGTTTTATCATATTCTTTCTTTTTTACTTGTTTACAAAAAGGTTCATCAAATACAGGAAGAGGTGTAAAGTGTATCTTAAGATCTCTATCTATTATAGTAATAAACTTAGTTTCTTTTTTCCAAAAGTTCTGATGTGTATATTCTTCATTACTCATCTTTTTCTCCATTTAAAGGTTATACCCCAACATAAAAAACATATGTAGAAGTCTTGATAATCAGATAAAGGAATTCCTATCCCAAAGCATATTCCCGGGATAAGACTGACCTTTATTTTTATTCTAGGTATTCTCATTTTTTAATTGATTTAATATGGTCAATCATAGCTATTACTTCTGATTTCATATAAGGCACCTCGTAAGGAACAACAGTCTTCACAATAGGATTACCGGTAGGATCTTTTTTAATAATAGGGTAGCCAAAAGGATCATCACCTTCTTTCTCAAATATAACATGGTGAAGCATCAGCTTTCCAACTTTATATTGAGGATTATGTTTCAGAATAACATACATATAAGTACTTAATTGTAAAGCGTAATGATTAAAGTTACAATCTTCTACATGACTTAGAGGACCAGTCATCATCTGGGCTTTACCTTCCCAATTTACAAAACTATTTTTCTTGATCTCTTTATTAGTTTTGTAATCAATAATGTCTACTATACCTCTTACTACTTCAACTCTATCAGATTGTCCACATACACCCGCTGACTTCAAATATACAAAATGTTCTGGATAAATCCCCTCTGTTAGTCTCTGATTAGGGGCATGTTTTACACCATTATCCCAAATCGGTTTTATAATTGGAATATTTACTCCGGATCTTTGTATAGTATCAATGCTAGTAATATCAGATTCTCTTTGATCATGATAAAGAGATCCTGCACCTACTGCACGGTCTGTTTCACTAGACCAGATTTTTTGTATCTCTTCTGGATCTATGCCATACCATTTAGAGTTCTTATTCTTGGATGCTTTCTTAGAAGCAGCAACCGGATCAAAAGGTTGCTTGAACATTCCTACAAATTTTGTAACACTAATCCAGTCTATCCTATCATTAGGGTCTAGACTCTGGTATTTGTGATTCTGAGCTTGAAATATTACTGACATGTTGAGTTGATGTTTGAGTTGATTTATTCTTAATTGTATCTATAAGTGTGATAGCAAAATCCAAATCTTCTAAAGCTTTGGAATTTATCATCTTTGCTATATTAGCGCTTTCTTCTAAAGTAATCTTAGCCTGGCGCCATAAATTCTGAATAGTTTCTAAAGCTATCCTTCTTTTTTGATCAGCTGGAGAATGACCCCACATTAGTTGATATTCTGCCTCTTTGGCTATTCTAGCCGCGAGATCTTTCTCATGTTGAACTAACCAGCTTGTTGCATTCATTACATATCAGCTATATCCCACTTTGGTCCATCCGGATGCGGGCATTGTGAATCCATAGATCTTAATTTCATTGATAAGCTGCATCCGCAAATGCCACAGCAAGGTTGAGTACCCACTACCATACACTTGGTTCCTGTATTATCTAAATTAGGACATTCTTTGCAGATTTTTATCCGCTCATTGTATACTCTTTCAACAGGATCCCTTTTAAAGATCTTGTTTATCAGCCCCTCCCATATCAGGGCTTTGTTGTTCCATATTGTCTTTATTTTTTCTAGCATTTCTTATTTCTTTAAATTTTAATTCTCTTTGCTCTACTAAGTTCTTAATTCTCTCAAGTTTCTCTATCCGGTCTGTTAGATCTATTTTCATTCTGTATCCCGCAAACTTCCCTTCCACTCTAATAATAGTTGCCTTGTGGCTTTCTACTGTTTCATCTATCTTCCAGTGTTTTACTTTAAAGGTTCCTAAGTTTGGAATTTGCAAGGTCTCATGATTTAATTCTGACATATGAGTTCTTACTCTATCCCAGAAAAAGTCTATAAAATTACTTACTAAATCCTCAGATAATCCAAGCTCTTCAGCTACAGATTTCTTAAAATCATTAGCTTTCTTGGGTACCAACGTGAAACATTTTAAAGTTCAACAATATATTACCTGCATGTTGAATGTTCAGTTCAGGATTAAGTTCAACAGTTTTAGTATCCCTAGTGATAATATTATAATTTCTCATCTTAGCTACACAGTTCCTTACTGTTTGAGGAGTTTTAAATATTGCCTTTTGGTAGGGTATGCTAGGCTCCTTATCTCGGTTATCAGCATCACAACAAGCATTGCAAAAATCTGATAATTCAACCTTTTTATTAAGACCAAGTAAAGTAAGACAACTAAGATCTGACTCACTTAGAATTATCTTATGGATATAGCAATAGGTCATTATCTGGAACTTAACAATATCTTCCAGGGACATATTTACTTTTTTATCCACTACATTAAACTTAGCCATGTTGGTTTATTTAGCTTTTAATTTTCTTTCTTTCTTTTCTTGGGTGGCTTCTTCTGCAGGACCATCTGTGGTATCAGGATCATTGTTTTCATCCCCTGGGCCGGCTGCCATTTGAGCTTGACGGATGATCATCTCCATGCGTCTAGCACGAGCTTGTTCAATATCAGCCATAAGAGTTTCATACTTGGCTTGAGGTTCTAGAACTTCTACTTGCTTTTTGTAATACTCAATAACCTTTTTACGGTTATTTTCTAATTGCTCAGGAGTGAGCTCTTCTTTTTTTTCTGACATGATTGTTGGTTTAAATTTAAACAAATATACATATAAAGTTTAAACTTACCAAATTTATACATTAAAAGTTTAAATTAATGCAGAAGAGCTAAGATGGTGGTAATAGTTAAAGCTATTGCTGTGGCTGACCAGCCTACAATAATAGCCTTTTTTTGATTTGTAAGCTTTTTAATTTTTTGATTTTTTACAGCAATGGTGTCCTCTCGGTTCTTGATCATCTGATCTTTGATGCCTATTGTAAGAGAATATTGGGTAATGGTATAATCCTTCTCCTTAATAAGAGTATCCCTGTTGGCCAGCATCTTTTTAGATGTTAGAAGTAATGTATCACAGGTATGTAGGTCAACGGCTGTCTTGGCTATCTTCCTTAATTCTGTGATACCATAGCACCGGCTAGTATCCCTTGATGCTCCATGCTGCGCGTATGATACTGTCCAGCTGAGTAGGAGAAGCAGTGTTAAATATAAACTTTGTTGTTTCATGATTTCTATAAATTATACCGGGACCTATTGCACTCAGACTATCATACTGATTTTGTAATTGATGTTGTCTAGCAAGGCTTGTGTTTATATTAGACTCTAGTAAAACCAAGGAGTCTCTTAGCTGCTTTTCTTTGTCAGAGCTAATAACAGTAGCCGCAGGTCTGAATATAATAAATACTATTAATACAAGTATTATTGTACAAGCTGCTATAAAAGGTATAGTTAATTTATTATCCTTGCGGGTTGATGGCATCCGTAATACTATCTTCTGGTTTATTCTTGATCTGCTTTTCCTTGTAATTACTTACACTGTAGGTTACAATCAGGGTAGTAATCATACCGCAAAGTACACCAATTACCATAACTAGATTAGTAGCATCTGTAAATCTCAGTACTACTACAGAGGTTAACCAAAAGAATCCTATGGCTAACCACTTTCTTAAGGAGTGCCCCTCACTCTTGTTATTAAGAGCTTTGAAGAAATTTCTGATAAACTCATATGTATCAGGAAAATATTTTTTAAACCATGCAAACATTATTTGTCAAGTACTTTAGGGTGAACAAATTTAGCTACCTTGTAAGATCTTTTGCGGATCATTACCTCTCCACCATTGGAGTCATTACCTACTGCAGTGTTTCCTTCTACCGATTCAAAGTATCCTTTACCAAGATCGCGGATAAAGATACCAGTATGATCATATCTACCATCAGCATTCCAGTCAAAGAATACCAAGTCTCCTGGTTGAGGAGTTGTAGTAATCTCACCGGTTTTGGTAAAATAAGCCATAGCAGTCTGACATCCTGCATAACCAGGGAATGCAAATCCTATTTTAGGTAGAGGAGCTCCACCTTTGTTGTAAGCCCAGCTGGCAAAGATGCCACACCATGCTACACCATTTAAGCCGGCCCATACTCCAAACTTTGTCTTGTTAGAATTTGCAGGGATCTCTGAGTATCCTACTTCTGCAGTTGCTGCTTTGATAATATCTGTTGCTTTGCTCATATGTTATTTTTTAAGTTTCTTGATGAAGAATTTGAATACACTGAAGCCTGTGATCTTTTGTATGTTCTCATCTATAGAGATGAGTTCACTATAGGCTACAAACCCAGCTATGATTTTCATGGCAGGAAAGTCCGGAAAGAACTGTTTCTGGATAACATGAGCTACCAGTACAGCACACCCGTAAACAATGAACTTGGGAAATATGGCCCTGAACTTCTTTGAGGTTAGTTCCTCTCCTAGTTTGAAAGCGGCTGCCATACCTGTTACAGTATCCATAACTACAAAAAATCCCACTAAAAATATAGCTGCAAATGTGGGGTAGAAATATACAAATAACCAATATAATAACAAACCTATATAATTTTTAATAGTATCCATAGTTATATGTTCTTCTCTAAACATTTAATATTAAGATAAACTTTCTATATATTTTTTAAAATCAAGTAATGTAACATCAAAAGAATTCCAAGTATTAGTTTTAACACGATCTATAATAAAAATCATATCTGCATCTTCAACACTTACTACTGTTTCATTTTTAGATTTTTCATAGTAATCTTTTATTCTATTGATTTTTTCTATATCATCCCAAGTAAATCCTCCTTGTGGATTAGTAGGTCTTTTACAAGCCGCATAAATTAACTCCATATATGTAGCATCTGTTGAAATTTCTTTTAATGCACCACTTTCAGATAATCCTTCTATTTTAATA